GTTCAGCAGCGATAACAATTGCGTCAACAGATTTATCTAACACATCTGATATTGTGTTATTAACATCAACACAAACACTTACAAATAAAACATTAACTAGTCCGAAGATTAATGAAGATGTGGTAGTCACAGCGACAGCCACACAATTAAATCATACGGTTGGAGTGACTAGTGCTATTCAAACACAATTAGACGCAAAAGCGTCAAGTTCATTCGCTATTGCTCAAGCGGTGGCACTAGGATAGGATATAAATAGTATTATGGCGAAACCAGCAACAAGAGAAACATTAAAACAATACGCTTTGAGAGCGTTAGGGAAACCTGTAATTGATATAAATGTTGATGATGACCAACTAGAAGATAGACTAGACGAGGCATATCAATATTACGCACAATATCACTATGATGGTATTAGAAGAACATATTTAAAGTATCAATACACACAAGCAGATTATGACAGAATGACTGTTGATGGTTCTAACGAAGCAGCAACTAAAAATAGTGTGACTTCTACTTTTAAAGAAGGACAAAATTTTATAGTTGTACCTGAATCAGTTGTATCAGTAATTAACTTATTTCCGTTTTCTAATAAAGGTAATCTAAACTTATTTGATGTAAGGTATCAATTAAGATTAAATGACCTTTATGATTTTTCTTCTACATCTATTATTAATTATGATAATGTATTAAGACATTTAGATTTTTTAGATCATATACTTGTTGGTGAAAAACCTATGAGATTTAATCAACATGATAATAGATTATATATTGATATGGATTGGAAAAATGATATAGCAGTAGGTGAGTTTATAGTTATTGAATGTTATAGAAAATTAGACCCAACAACTTTTACAGATGTAAATGATGATATATTTTTAAAAAGATATGTTACAGCTTTATTCAAAAAACAATGGGGCGCTAATTTATCTAAATTTAATGGTGTCGCTATGTTAGGTGGTGTAACTCTAAATGGTCAACAAATATATTCAGAAGCTTTATCTGATATAGAAAAACTAGAAACAGAATTAAGAACAACATACGAATTAAACCCTGCTCTAATGATAGGATAATGCCATGCCAGTTAATCACTATTTCCAAGATGGTAAGGGTATCGGCAATCAATCCGAGAAAAGACTTTACGAAGATTTAATCATAGAAGGCCTAAAAATATATGGCCAAGATGTTTATTACTTACCAAGAACATTAGTCAATAGAGATTTAATTTTAGGTGAAGATACATCTTCTAAATTTTCTAATGCGTTATTATTAGAAGCGTATATGGAAACGACTGAAGGCTTTGCTGGCGAACAAGAGATTATTAATAAGTTTGGTTTAGAGATTAGAGAAGATACTACCTTTATGATCTCTAAAAGAAGATTTAATCAGGCAGTAGATGAAAAGGCTACATTGATTGCTGAGGGTAGACCAAACGAAGGTGATATAATTTATCTACCTTTGATGAATAGTTTTTTTGAGATACAATTTGTACAAGACCAAGAACCATTCTTTCAATTAGGTCAATTACCAGTTTACAAATTAGTATGCACTAGATACGAATATAGTTCAGAACAATTAGACACAGGTGTTGGTACAATTGATGCTGCTGAAGATAAGTATAGTTTAGATCAATTACAACATCAAATGAGTTTAGAAAATGAGACTGGATCAATGTTGTTAGAAAATGATAGTGCAAGTGGTGATAGTAATTATCTGTTATTAGAAACTTATAATTTACAAACTCAATCTACGTATGCTAGTAATAATGATTTAGATAGTCAAGCTGGTTTTGATACATCATCAACGGCAGACGACATATTAGATTTTACAGAACGAAATCCGTTTGGAGAGGTTGACTTTTAATGTTTGGAACATATTTTTACAACGAGAGTATGAGAAGAATGACCATAGGTTTTGGTCAGATATTTAATAACATACAAATCAAAAGAAAAGATAGTAATGGTAATATAACACAATCTATTAGAGTACCCTTAGCTTACGCACCTAAAGAAAAGTTTTTAGCTAGACTAGACCAACAACCAAGTTTAGATAATAGAGAATTTGCGATTACCTTACCTCGTATGAGTTTTGAGATTTCAGGTATTCAATATGATTCGAGTAGAAAACTAACAAGAGTACAAAAATTTAAACACGTTAAATCTGGCGTAGATGGTAAAATATTAAATTATAATTACACACCTGTTCCTTATAATATTTCTTACAATTTATATTCATTTACTGCTAGCGCTGAGGCAGGTCTACAAATTATAGAACAAATTTTACCATTTTTTCAACCAGATTTTACTGTAACTGTAAACGCAATACCTGAATTAAATATTAAAAGAGATATACCTATAGTTTTAAATAGTGTTAATTATGAAGATACTTACGAGGGTGATTTTAGTAGAAGAAGAGCAGTTATCTACACACTAGGATTTACTGCGAAAACTTACTTATTTGGTCCAGCATCTACTCAAAAAGTCATTAAAGAAACACAATCAGACGTTTATACTGATACAGATACTACAAATAAAGCGAGAGAAATGAGAATAGTAATAACTCCTAATCCCACTAGCGCTGACGCTGATGATGATTTTGGATTTACTACAACAATTAGTGACTTTACAGACGGTAAAAAATATAATACAACCACCGATTCAGATGAATAAATAATATAAATACTAAAGAGAGACTTATGGCAATAAACAAAATCAAAACAAATTCAATCACAGATGACGCAATCAGTGAAGAGCATTTAGATAATTCTGTAATTATAGGTAATACAGAATTAGCTGAAACTGCTAATTCAAACGATATTCTTTTGATTTATGACGCAAGTGCAGGATCACTTAAAAAAATATTGTCTTCAAACGTAGGTCTTACTGCTCCAACATTTTCTTCTGTATCACCAACTAATGTAATTACAGGTGATGGAACAGGTAACGCTACATTTACAATTACAGGAACAAATTTTGATGCAACAGTGACAGCTCAGTTAAGAACAGCTGCAGGTGTTGACGTAAATTTTGATAGCGTAACAAGAAATAGTGCAACACAAATTACAGGTGTTATTGCCATATCAAGTTTATCAAATGCAAGTGAGCCATATGATGTTGTAGTAATCAATGGTAGTGGTTTACAAGTGGTAGCAGCTGACCAAATTAATATCAATGCACAACCTGTATATGTTACGGCTGCAGGTAGTTTAGGATCACAAATAATAGGTACTGCTGGTAGTTTTTCTGTAAACGCAACTGACCCAGAGTCAGCAGGTAATGTAACTTTTGAATTACAATCAGGTTCTTTACCTCCAAGTTATACTTTAACTAATACAGCAGCAGAGGGTGGAACAGCTATTATTGCTGGTACAGACTCTTCAACAAGTTCAACAACAACATTTAACTTTGTATTAAGAGCTGTTGACGCTGCTTCAAACACTAGTTCACGTGCATTTTCAATTATTTCCAAAGCACTAGTAACTGAATCTTTCACATCTTCTGGTACATTTAGTGTGCCATCAGGGGTTACATCAGCTGACGTATTAGTAGTTGCTGGTGGTGGTTCTGGTGCAAATCAACACGGTGGTGGTGGAGGTGCTGGAGGTTTAATATTCTTCCCAAGTTATCCTGTTACAGCAGGTGGTACAATTTCAGTTACAGTTGGTTGTGGTGGTTCTGCTTTTGGTAATGGAGCTTCAATATCACCAGTTCCTGGACATTATGGACAAGATTCAGCATTTGGTACTCCAGGAAACCCTGGTTTAGGACAAGGTGGTGTATTAACTGCTAAAGGTGGTGGCTCAGGTGGTACTTATGAGGGTGGTTCAAGTCAATCACCTAGTACAGTTGGTAAAGATGGAGGATCTGGTGGTGGTGGAGGAACATGGCCTGCTGATACAAGTGGACAAGGTAGTCAAGGTGGTGCTGCTACTCAACCAACTCAACCAGGAAATTCTGGCGCATATGGATTTGGAAATGCTGGTGGTAAAGGATTTGGTCCTACTTTCGTAGCTGGTTATGGTGGTGGAGGCGGTGGAGGCGCTGGTGCCGCAGGGACAGATGGTAGACCAGCTCCTACAAAAGGTGGTCCAGGTGGTGTAGGTAAAGCTTATACAATCGCAGATGGTACTACTTCAGTTTACTACGCTGGTGGTGGTGGTGGTGGAGCACACTGTGGTGGACAAGGTGGTTGTGGAGGACAAGGTGGTGGTGGTCAAGGAAATAAATTACATGAATCTCAACCAGGTCCAGGACAATCAGGACAACCAGGAACTGCTAATAGAGGTGGAGGAGGTGGTAGTAGTACCGCTTCAAATCCTGGAGTTTCACCAACAGCTGGTGCAGGTGGTAAAGGTATTGTAATCGTAAGATACTAATACAAACTAAATATTATATTATGATTGATGACATTTATATTTTTGACAATATTATTGACTCTAAAGCTCAAAACAAAATCCAAGATATAATCTTTAATAAAATAAGATGGCAATTTGTAGCCGATGTTACAAAACCAGATAACAAACAACAGCGACCAGGTTTCTCTTATCATTTTATTACAGATAAAACAAAAATCTTTGATTATCATACAGATGTATTAAACATTATAGATGCCGCTTGTCAAAAGATAAATTTTAAAAGACAAGATTGTTTGCAAGGTCGTTCTTTTTTACAACTACCATTAAATTTAAAAGATAGAAGAATTGATGCTCCACACGTTGATGCCGACATAGATCATTTAGTTATTTTATATTATGTCAATGATAGTGATGGTGATACTGTAATCTATGAAAACACATTTAAAGGTTATGATAAAGTTCCAGTTTTTAAAGACCTAAAAGAAAAACAAAGAGTAACACCTAAAGCTGGTAGAGTTGTTTTGTTTAATGGAAAACATTGGCATACAAGTTGTCAACCAGAACATAATGTAAGGTGTATAATTAACTATAATTTGGTTTAATAAATAGTATTATGAGTAAATTAGAAGAAAAGGTAAATGAAATCTTAGGTATTGATAAAACAGAGCCTAGTAAAGAAATTGTAAAACAAGAATTTAAACCAGTTGTTCCTCGTAAAGAAGATGATAAGAAAGCTGATGTTGACAATGATTACAAGTATAGTAGAGAAAACTATTATAATTTAATTGAAAGAGGACAAGAGGCGATTGAAGGTATATTAGATATTGCGAGAGAGGGTCAACACCCTAGAGCATATGAAGTCGCTGGTCAATTAATAGGACAAGTAGGACAAACTGTAGATAAACTACAAGACTTACAAAAAAAACTTAAAGATTTAAAAGAGTTACCTAAAACAGCAAATGCCAATATTAAAAACGCATTGTTTGTAGGATCAACAGCCGAATTACAAAAGATGTTAAGTAAGAAATCTGTTGAAACAAATGTAGAGCGTAAAAAAGAAAATGAAAACTTTGAAGGCAAGAATATCACACCCGAAAAAACAGATACTAAAGATTAGTGATCTAACTTTTAATCAACATTATATTAAAAATAATGTTCCGCTAAATCAAGGTGTAGATAAGATAAATGATATTATGGAAAAACCTATAGAAGTATTTAAACATAAAATTAGTAAGACGCCTAGAATGGGTGTTGGTGGCAAACCATATAT